CCAAAATGGTCGTTGAAACCAAAGAGTCAGCCAGTGGCGGTAAGGATCTCTACATGAAAGGGATTTTCATCCAAGGCGGTAAAGAAAACCATAACGGTCGTACTTACGGTGTCAATGAAATTTCTCGTGCTGTAGAGAGCATTCGTACACGATTAGATAGTGGTTTCTCAGTGTTGGGCGAAGCTGACCATCCAGATGATCTTCAAGTAAACATTGACCGAGTAAGTCATATGATTACTGAGATGTGGATGGAAGGCGAAAACGGTTATGGTAAGTTAAAACTTATCCCAACTCCAATGGGAAATATTATTAAAACATTACTTGAAAGTGGTGTTAAGTTAGGTGTTAGCAGCCGCGGTAGCGGTAATGTTACAGAATCAGGCGCTGTTAGCGATTTTGAGATTGTAACAGTTGACGTTGTAGCACAACCTAGTGCTCCAGATGCCTACCCAACAGCAATTTATGAACGAGTAATGGGCAGTCGTAGACGTGCCGCTCTTATGGATGTGGCCTTTGCGGCGACCTACGATAGGTCCGCACAAAAGCATCTCGAATCCGAGATGCGTAGATTCATTCAGAATCTAAAATAAGTCTGAGGAAAAATACAATGACACAATTTACAGAAATGTTAGGTTCAGTGGTTTTATCCGAAGAGGTGCGCGATAATATCAACACCGCTTGGGACAAACACTTAGCCGAAAGTCGTGAAGCAGTGACCGCTGAACTCCGTGAAGAGTTTGCTGGTCGTTATGATCATGATAAAAGCCAATTAATTGAAGCAATGGACAAGTTAATGCAAGATACAATCTCTGCAGGCGCTGCCGATTTAAAAACTTTACGCGAAGAAGCAACAGCTCAACGTGTAAAGTATGCTGCTAAAATTAAAGAAGATGCTCAATTACTACAAAAATTAGTATTAGAGACATTATCAAAAGAAATTAGCGAACTACGTGATGATCGTACAGCTTCTAAAGCTGCTATTGGTCAACTTGAAGAATTTGCCTTGCGCAAGTTAACAGGTGAATTAAGCGAGTTACACGAAGATCATAAAGCCCTAGTAAACGCTCGCGTTAAACTAGTTGCTGAAGGTCGTAAAGCAATCATAGAAACTAAAGCTACTTTCATCAAGAAAGCCAGTGAAAAGGTTAATAGATTAGTTGCTGAATCTTTCAAGAAAGAAGTAACTCAGCTTAAAGAAGATATTCGTACTGCTAAAGAAAATAACTTTGGTCGTAAGATTATGGAAGCGTTTGCAACAGAATTTATGGCAAGCAAGTTTGCTGATGGCACAGCCGTTAGCGCATTGAACCGTAAAATTTCTGATATGCAATCAAAACTAACAGAGGCTCAGCAAGCAATTGCACAAAAAGAAACAGTTATTACCGAGTCGCTTCGTCGTCAGCGCATTGCGGAAGATCAAGCACAGCGAGTTCGCGTAATGCAAGATTTATGCTCACCTTTGTCGAAAGACAAGCGTGGCATTATGGAAGAGTTACTTGAAAGCACAGATACGTCTAAGCTAAAAGATCAATTCCAGAAGTTCTTGCCATCTGTCCTTAACGAAGAAGTTCGTCGTGAGAAGAAAACACTTGTTGAAGGACAACAATCGCAGAAGACTGTGATTACAGGTAACAAAACAGCGCAAGCCGTTGAAGTTGCTCCAGCCGAAGCTGACGAAACTATTCGTCAACTACGAAAACTCGCTGGTATTTAAGAATTAATTAAGGAGACATTAATATGTCACAAGCTCTATTTGAAGCTAAAAATTGGTCTGCTACTAAGTCAGCCCTTACTGAAGGCCTAACTGGTCAACGTAAAACAACAATGGAAGTATGTTTAGAGAATACTAAAAAGTATTTGACAGAAACAGCTACTGCCGGCGGTACAGCAAGCGGTAACATCAGCGTTCTTAATAAGGTTATTTTACCTGTTATCCGTCGCGTTATGCCTACTACAATCGCTAACGAATTAGTTGGTGTACAGCCTATGCAAGGCCCAGTTTCGCAGATCCACACATTACGTGTACGTTATGCTGAAGCTGCTGATGCACAGACTGGTTATGCTGCTGGTAACATCGGCAAAGCAGTTACTGCTAACGACGAAGCTCTAAGCCCATTCTCAATTGCTAGCCAGTACTCCGGTTCTGCTGCTGGTAAGGGTTCTTCTACAGGTACTTTAGAAGGTACTGGCGGTAAGAAAATGAACATCCAGATCTTGAAAGAGACTGTTGAAGCTAAATCACGTAAGTTAAGCGCACGTTGGACATTTGAAGCTGCTCAAGACGCACAAGCCATTCACGGTGTTGACGTTGAAGCAGAAATCATGGCTGCTCTTGCACAAGAAATTACAGCTGAAATCGACCAAGAAGTTATCGGTTCCCTAATCGGTCTTGCTGGTACTGCTTATGCTACATACGACCAGTCTGGCGTATCTGGCCAAGCTGTATTCGTTGGTGACCAACACGCTGCTCTTGCAGTATTGGTAAACCGTGCTGCTAACGATATTGCTGCTCGCACACGTCGTGGCGCTGGTAATTACATCGTTGTTAGCCCAACAGCATTGACAATTCTACAATCTGCTACTACAAGCGCATTTGCTCGTACTACAGAAGGTACATTCGAAGCTCCAACAAACACCAAGTTCGTTGGTACATTGAACAGTTCAGTTCGCGTTTATGTTAACCATTACGCTGGTGATGATACTCCAGTTCTAATCGGTTACAAAGGTGCTAACGAGATGGACGCTCCTGCATTCTATTGCCCATACATTCCTTTGATGAGCAGTGGTGTTGTTCTTGATCCAAATACATTCGAGCCAACAGTGTCATTCATGACACGTTACGGTTATGTTGAGTTATCAAACAGCGCATCTTCTTTAGGTAACGCTGCTGACTACGTTAACACAATCGCAATCGATAGTACTACATTAAGCTTCATCTAATCTAAAAAGATTAGTTAAGTTTGACTAAGAAAAGGGCAGGCAACTGCCCTTTTCCATTGGGTAAGTATAGTATGTTTACAAGTATGCAAATTAGATTAGAACGCGCTGGTCACTGCCAAAAGTGTGAATACTATCGCCGAGCAACTAAGCAATGTACACAGTGTGGTTGCTTGGTTAATTTAAAAGTAACAATAGCAAATTCTACTTGCCCAGTGGGAAAATGGAAAGAAGCCGACCCCGGTGATGATCTGATAGCCGAAGTTTCTAATAAGATACGAAATTTCCTACACCTAAAAAAATGAGCCTCTGGTAAATACATTCAGAGGAGACTGATAATGCCAAAATTAGATGATTATGATGACAGTGGTGCTAATGCACCTCTAAGTGCAAACGCACAAAAAAGTATAGACGCTAAAATTGCATCAGGCGGTTGGTCTAGTGCAGACGAAGCCGCAAAAACAAAAGCAGTAGCTGACGCAGCCGCACAAGTGGCAGTGCAAGGTGCTACAAACACATTAGAAACAGATGATAAATTTGGACAATTTATTAATAGTAAATGGCGCCCAATGATGGCTTTTATCTACATGGTAACATGTGCAACAGACTTTGTAATTTTTCCTATTTTATGGTCAGTACTACAAGCAGTTCAAGGTGGGCAAGTTACTAGCCAGTGGAGTCCATTGACACTACAAGGGGCTGGACTTTATCACATAGCAATGGGTGCTGTATTAGGTTTAGCAGCATATGGTCGTAGCCAAGAAAAAATTGCAGGTAAGTCTTAATGGCAATTAAAACGAATCACGCAGCGGATTCATTGACACCAGATTCTGGTGTTTTGAAAATTTTAGCAGCTGGCGCAGTTGCGCTTCCAGCAGGAACATCCAATGATCGTCCTGTAATCAGCGCCGCCGGCTATATTCGATTTGCAGATGAGATTATAACTCCAGAATATTATGACGGCGCTGATTGGCAGACTATATCGAATAAGGCGTATGTTGATAGCAGAATTAGCAATGCTGGATCTTCGATTAGCGAAGTAATTGCAAACTTAACGCTAGATGATCTAGCAGATGTTAAAATTAGTTCACCTAGTTCAAACCAGCTGCTGTCGTATGACACTGATTTAGGCCAGTTTGTAAATAAATCTCAAGCACTATCAATTGTTACCAGAATGTTTTCTGCAGATGGTACATCAATGACGTTTGATATATTAACAAATGTTCCGGCAATACAGAATTTAGTAGTAAGTATAAATGGTATTCAACAAGAGCCTTATTACAGTTATACGTTAGTTGATGGGCACATTATTGCCTTTGACGAATTGCCAGAATCTGGCGATAGAATTCAAGTTAAAATTTTAAATGCAACCGTATCAACGGATCGTGCAAGACCTCGGGTCCTTGACGTTTCTTATAGTACAGTTGCGCAGTACACTACAATTACTATTGTAGCCACAGACATTATATATGGAACAGGTGCCAAAATTGGCGGTCAAGCTATTACTAGAATTGATTATCCTGGGCAAGGAAGAATTCAACTTATGGTTGAAACAAGTCGCATGAGCAGTGTGCTTTGGCAGTATCCGCAAGACTTGACATTGGTAGATACCTCTGGGAACGAATTCGTTTTCCCAAACTTAATAAACTATGGCGCAAATCGTCCACAGTGGACTGAGTCAAATTCTTATATTGGAAGTTTTAATGGTGGAGATACCATTAATTATGCACTTGGAATAAATAATTTTGTTAGTGCAACAATAAACCCTGCTTATGCAGGTGAGACCGCTATTCCCTGGTTATCTATTAGCGGCTCTAATATCGTAGGTACTGCTCCAATTAATAGCAGTCCTAGTCGATACGAAATCTCAATAACTGCAAGCAACGGAAGCGTTGATATAACGAAAAACTTCTGGCTGCTTGTGATTTAACAATATCCTTCTTACGTTGGTTGGCGCCATACTTAAAATGCCAAAAAAACAAAACTAATTTGGTCTCATTAGAGGCCTAATACGAGGAAAATAAACATGCCTATTATTAAAGCAAGATCGAGTTCGATTATCGACTCGGTTGACCTGCGCGGTACCCCAACAGTTGCAACGGCAACAGCAGGTTCCAGCACAACACAAGTTGCTTCTACTGCTTTCGTTAGCACTGGAATCAGCAACTTAATTAATTCTGCACCAGCAGTATTAGACACATTATCAGAGTTGTCAGCAGCTCTTGGTGGTGATGAGAATTTTGCAACAACAGTTGCAGCATCTATTGCTACTAAATTATCTCTAAGCGGTGACACTATGTCGGGCTTCTTGACATTGAGTGCAGACCCAGCAAACGACCTACACGCAGCTACCAAAGGTTACGTTGACGGCTTAGTTGATGCACAGATGATTTACAGTACAGATGACGTACCAGAGGGTGTATTAAATTCATATTACCACACTGCACTTGTACGAGCCGACATTGGTTTAACAAGCGACAACACATCTGTGTTAAGCTATGCAGATGGTCAGTTTACATACAATCACCCAAACAGTGATGGTATTATTGAAGGTCAAACTAATCAATACTTTAATCAAGCTCGCGCTCGTACAAGTATCAGTTTGAACAGCGATGACAACCAGATTTTAAGTTATGGTTCAAGCACTGGTGAGTTTACATTCGTGACTCCAAGCACAACAAAAATTACAGAAGGTACACAGTTGTACTTTACTACTGCTCGTGCTCGCGCTTCAATCAGTTCTGGTACCAACATCAGCTACGATCCAGCAACTGGTATTATCAGTTCTGTTGCCACAGTTGAAAGTGTAAACGGACAAACTGGTGTAGTGGTTTTAACAACTTCACACATTGAAGAAGGTTCACAGTTATACTTCACAGCCGGCCGTGCAATCACTGCTACTGCTGCTGCTGT